GCAATTGACATTGGAGTTATCGAACACTGGGAAAACGAAGTTGAAGGACTCAAACAAGACCAAGACGGATTAAACGAATTTTACAGGCAGTTTCCTCGTACTGAGAAACATGCTTTTAGAGATGAGACAAAACAATCTTTATTTAACTTAGTAAAGATATACGAACAAGTTGATTACAATGAAGAAGTTAGTAACACAGCTGCTGTAACAAGAGGAAGTTTCCAATGGCAGAATGGTGTTAAAGATACTAAAGTTATATTTTACCCTAATAAAGATGGTAGGTTTTTAATATCTTGGGTACCACCTAAAAATCTTCAAAATAGTGTAATCATAAAGAATGGTAAGAAATATCCTGGTAATGAACACGTTGGAGCGTTTGGTTGTGATAGTTATGATATATCAGGAACTGTAGATGGTAAAGGTTCTAATGGAGCGTTACACGGTCTTACTAAATTTAGTATGGAAGATGTTCCACCTAATCATTTCTTTTTAGAATACATTTCAAGACCACAAACCGCAGAAACATTTTTTGAAGATGTATTAATGGCTTGCATATTTTACGGTATGCCAATACTTGCAGAAAATAATAAGCCAAGGTTATTATATTATTTTAAACGTAGAGGCTACAGAGGTTTTAGTATAAACCGTCCTGATAAAGTTTGGAATAAATTATCAACAACAGAAAAAGAAATAGGTGGAATACCTAACTCTAGTGAAGATATTAAGCAAGCACATGCAGCTGCGATAGAAACTTATATAGAAGATCATGTAGGTTTTAATGGAGAAACACATGGAGATATGTATTTCCAAACAACATTAGAAGACTGGGCTAAATTCAATATTAATAATAGAACAAAGCATGATGCTTCTATTAGCTCAGGTCTTGCTATTATGGCTTGCAATAAAAATAAGTATAGACCAATACCCCATGTTATTAAAAATCAAGTTAAACTTGGATTTAAAAAATATGACAATAACGGATCAACATCAAAAATAATACAATAAATGCAAATTTACACTAATATGAATAGCACTTTTCCAGATCAGATCGTATCTGATGCTGAGAAAGCTTCATGGGATTATGGTTTAGCCGTTGGTAGAGCTATTGAAGGAGAGTGGTTTAACAACTACAGAGGTGGTGGTTATAGATTTATGACTAACTACAATACCTTTCATAATAGAAGATTATATGCTAGAGGAGAACAATCTATACAAAAATATAAAGATGAATTATCTATAAACGGTGATTTATCTTATTTAAACTTAGATTGGAAACCTGTACCTATTATACCTAAGTTTGTAGACATTGTAGTAAATGGTATATCACAAAGAAGTTACGAAGTTAAAACATTTGCTCAAGATCCGGAGTCAATGAGAAAAAGAACTCAGTACGCTCAAAATATTATAGATGATATATTTCTAAAGCAGTATGATGAAAAAGTAAAAGAAACTTTAGGAATAGACATATCTAAAGGAGACAAGAGTAAAGATGCTCCTAAAAGTTTAGAAGAGCTTCCTGCTCACATGCAATTGAATTATAAACAATCTATAGAAATTGCAGAAGAAGAATTAATAAACCAAGTATTAGATAAAAACAAATATCATTTAATTAGAAAAAGATTAAACTATGATTTAACAGTACTAGGTATTGGAGCTGTTAAAACTACGTTTAATAGATCTGAAGGTATTGTATTAGACTATGTTGATCCTGTTAACTTAGTATACTCATACACTGAAGATCCTAATTTTGAAGATTTATACTACGTTGGTGAAGTTAAGAACATTAGCTTACCTGAACTTAAAAAAGAGTTTCCTAATATTAGTAATAGTGAATTAGAAAAGATTCAAAAGTATGAAGGCAATAGTAGCTATAGCAGAGAGTGGAACGGTAGAAGAGACGGTCAAACGGTTCAAGTATTATACTTTGAGTGGAAATCTTACACTAATCAAGTTTTTAAGATAAAGAAAACTAACGTTGGTCTAGAAAAAGTTATTGAAAAGCAGGACACATTTTTAGAAGCAGAAGATAATGATAATTTTAAGAAAGCTTATAGATCAATAGAAACACTTTATTGCGGTGCTAAGATATTAGGTTTTGAAAACATGTTAAAATGGGAAATGTCTGAAAACATGACAAGACCTTACTCTGATAGTGTTAAAGTTAATATGAGTTACAACATATGTGCTCCTAGAATGTACAGAGGACGCATAGAATCGCTTGTATCTAGAATTACAGGTTTTGCTGATATGATTCAGTTAACACACCTTAAACTGCAACAAGTGATGTCTAGGATAGTACCTGATGGTGTATACTTAGATATGGATGGTTTAGCAGAAGTTGACTTAGGTAATGGAACTAATTATAATCCAGCTGAAGCTTTAAACATGTATTTCCAAACTGGTTCTATTGTAGGTAGATCAATGACTCAAGATGGAGATCAAAACTTAGGTAAAGTTCCAATACAGGAATTACAGTCTTCTTCTGGTGGTGCTAAAATGCAAAGCTTAATACAGACTTATCAGTATTACTTACAAATGATAAGAGATGTGACAGGGCTTAACGAAGCAAGAGATGCTAGTACACCTGACCCATCATCCTTAGTTGGATTACAGAAATTAGCTGCAGCAAATTCTAATACTGCTACTAGACACATATTGCAAGGTAGTTTGTTTTTAACTCTTAAAACATGTGAGAATATATCACTTAGAGCTGCTGACGCTTTAATGTTCCCACTAACTAGAATGTCATTGCAGAACAGTATATCTAATTATAATATCCATACACTAGATGAGCTTTCTAAATTAAGTATACATGATTTTGGTATATTTATTGATTTAGAACCAGACGAAGAAGAAAAGCAAATGCTAGAACAAAACATACAAGTTGCTTTAGCAAAAGGTGGTATTGATTTAGAAGATGCTATAGATATTAGAAATATAAACAACTTAAAGCTAGCTAACGAACTACTTAAAAAACGTAGAAAAGAAAAACAAAAAATAGAACAGCAGCAAAAACAACAAATGATTGAAGCTCAAGCTCAAGCTAATGCTCAATCTGCTGAAGCTGCTGCTATGGCTGAAGTTCAAAAAAATCAAGCTTTAAATGAAACTAATATTCAATTTGAGCAAGCTAAGTCACAGTTTGAAATACAGAAAATGCAAACTGAAAATGAACTTAGAAAAGAATTAATGGCTGAACAGTTTGGATATGATATGCAGTTAAAGCAAATGGATATGCAAGCTACTAAGCAAAAAGAAAAAGAAATTGAAGACCGAAAAGACAAGCGGTCTAAGATGCAAGCTACTCAGCAAAGTAAAATGATAGATCAAAGAAAAAACGATTTATTACCTACAGACTTTGAAGCTGGAGGAGCTGAAGGAGTTCAAGAAATTGGATTTCAATAATTACATTATTTATTAACTATTATATTATATTATGTCAGAAGAAATAAAGGAAACTCCTACTGGTGAGTTAGAGCAAGGTGAATTTAAACTTAAAAAGAAACCTAAAAAGCTAGCTAATAAAAAACCAGAAGAAACAGTAAAGGTAGATTTATCTAAGAAAGAAGAAACACCTAAAATAGAAATTAAAGAAGATGCCATTCCAGAGTCAAGCACAACGAAGGTGGATGTACGCGAACTTCCCAAAGATGGCGGCGAAGTGGGAGAAACACACACCGAAGAACCGAAAGCTACCGAAGAGAAAAAAGAAGAGCCAGTAGCTACTATAACTGAGATTACTGAAGATGTTAAAGAAGAAGAAAAAGTAATTGAAGATATTAAAGAAGAGATAAAAGAAAATCCTAAACTAGAACTACCAGAAAATGTAGAAAAACTAGTGGATTTCATGAAAGATACTGGAGGCACAGTAGAAGACTATGTAAGGTTAAATGCTGATTATTCTAATATTAGCGAAGAAGCATTACTAAACGAATATTATAAAAAGACTAGACCACATCTTGATCCTGAAGAAGTTAAATTCCTTATGGAAGATAAATTTACTTATGATGAAGATTTGGATGAAGATCGCGATATAAGAAAAAAGAAACTCGCGAAGAAAGAAGAAATTGCAAAAGCCAAAAGCTTTTTGGAGGAAACGAAAAAGAAGTATTACGACGAGATTAAGTTAAGACCGGGCGCTACTCAAGAACAACAAAAAGCAATGGAGTTTTTCAATAGATATAACAAAGAACAGGGTGTGATAAAAAAACATCATGAGGACTTTAAACAAAATACCAATAAGTATTTCAACAATGAATTCGAAGGTTTCGATTTTAAAGTTGGTGAAAAACGTTTTAGGTATAGTGTTAATAACGCTAATGATGTTGCTGAGAATCAATCTAAACTTTCAAACTTTACTAAGAAGTTCTTAAACAAAGATGGAAGTGTGAGAGATTTAAAAGGTTATCATAAAGCACTTTATACTGCAGACAATGCCGATAGTATAGCAAATCATTTTTACGAGCAAGGCAAAGCCGACGCTATTAAAGATATAACTGCTAAGTCTAAAAACATAAATAATGAAGCGCGCACTTCACCTTCAGGGGATATATTTATAAACGGGCTAAAAGTAAAAGCAATAAATGGAGTAGATAGTTCTAAGTTAAAAATAAAAAGAAAAAAAACAACTTAACTAAAAATTAAAAATTATGAGTTTTGCAACAAGTGGGAGTTTTCCTGCAAGTTTAATTCCAGCTCAAAAGAAGCAAGCTTTAAGTAACAACTACTTAAACTTTGCTGATGGTACAAGCGATTGGGCACAACAATATCTGCCTGAGCTTTACGAAGCTGAAGTTGAGAGATATGGTAATAGAACATTATCAGGTTTCTTAAGAATGGTTGGCGCTGAAATGCCAATGACATCTGACCAAGTACTTTGGTCTGAACAAAATAGATTACACGTTTCTTACAATGAATGTAACGCTAAAAGTGGTTCTACTACTGATACTATTCAAATACAGTTAGATAAAGCTAACCCAACGACAAATGGTAGAGGTAATAATACTGTAGCTATTAAAGCTAATCAAACTATATTGGTTGCTGATAATGCTACTGGTTTAATTACTTCAAAATGTATCGTATCTAGCGTAACACAGCCTACTGGTGGAGCTACAATTGCTGAAATAGTAGTTGTACCTTATGCTGGTGCTGCTTTACCTTCTGGTCTACAAACAACTGGTGCTGACACTCTAAACCTATTTGTTTATGGTTCTGAGTTTGGAAAAGGTTCTGATGATGCTTCAATGACTTCTATTGAACCAAGTTTTACTGAGTACCACAATTCTCCAATTATTATTAGAGATAAGTATGAAGTAAACGGTTCTGATGCTGCACAAATCGGTTGGGTAGAAATAGCTACTGAAGATGGAACATCTGGATACTTATGGTATTTAAAAGCTGAGTCTGAAACAAGACTAAGATTTGAAGACTATATGGAGATGTCATTAGTTGAAGGTGAAAAAGCTGGTCACACAGTTGCTATGCCAAATCAAACTAGTGTTAACTTAAAAGGTACAGAAGGTTTATTTGCTGCTATTGAAGCAAGAGGTAATGTATATCAAGGTTTTGCAGGTGCTGCTGCTCCAGGTTCTGGTGCAATGGGAGATTTCGATGAGATCCTTAAAAACTTAGATAAGCAAGGTGCTATTGAAGAAAACATGCTTTTCTTACAAAGACAAACTGCTTTAGATTTTGATGATATGATCGCAGCTATGGCTGGTGGAGGTTATGCTTCTACTGCTGCAGCTTCTTATGGTCTATTTGATAATGAAGAAGATATGGCACTTAATTTTGGATTTTCTGGTTTCAGAAGAGGTTCTTATGACTTCTACAAAACTGACTGGAAATATCTAAATGATGCTTCAACAAGAGGTTTATCTAAAGCTATTGATGGTGTTTTAGTTCCTGCTGGAACTTCTACAGTATACGATCAAATGCTTGGATCAAACATTAGAAGACCTTTCTTACACGTAAGATATAGAGCTTCTGAGTCAGAAGATAGAAGATACAAAAACTGGATCACTGGTTCAGTAGGTGGAGCTTATACTTCTGGTGTTGATGCAATGTCTGTACATTTCTTAACTGAAAGATGTTTAGTAACACAAGCAGCTAATAACTTCGTGTTATTCAAAGCGGTTTAATTTATTAACATTTTAAAATATAGAAATTATGGGATATATAAAAGTAAAAAAAGCAAGTGGCTTTGATTTGGCGTCTGCTGAAAATGTAGGTGATGTTAAGTTAGTTAGTGATGATGTTGTTATTCAATATCTTTCTGGCTACAAAGTGACTATTGCCGCTACTTCTCCATTAGTTCAAGCTGATGTTGATAAAGTAGTTGCTGCTATTGATGTAATGAACGGTGCTTCAGGAGAAGCTCCATTAACTACATTAAGTTACAACGTAACTGGTGCTACTATGACTGCTATTTCTTAATAGCAAACAATAATAAGATCCCGCTTCGGCGGGGTCTTTTTAATTATTATATTATATTATATTATGGAAACAAAAGAAAAGAAAGCTCCTGAAGTAAAAGATACTTGGGAGTATAAAGATAGAAATTATTATTTAAATAATAACAAAGAACCTTTAAGTTATACTATACCTAGTAAACATACTAGAAAATATCCATTAGTTTGGTTTGATAAAGATAGAGGATATGAAAGAGAGCTTAGATACGCTACTAATCAACAAAGTATATTCGTAGACGAGCAGAAAGGACAAGTAACTTTAAAGCATATAGTATTTGAACACGGTGTTCTACATGTACCTAAAGAGAAAAGAAGCTTACAAGAATTTTTAGCTAAGCATCCACATAATGGGATTATATTCTCTGAATTAGATAAACAAGTAGAAGCTGTAGATCAATTAGAATATTTAGAACTAGAAGCTGATGCTGTAAGCATGGCAAGACAATTAGATATAGACCAAGCAGAAGCTATACTACGTGTAGAAATGGGATCTAGTGTATCTAATCTAAGTACTAAAGAATTAAAAAGAGATTTATTATTATTCGCTAGACAAAACCCAAGTTTGTTCTTAAATTTATCTCAAGATGAAAATATTATACTAAGAAATTTTGCTATAAAAGCAAGAGAAGCAGGTATAATATCTATATCTCCAGATCAAAGAACTATTAAATGGGCTAGTAATGGACGTAAATTAATGACTGTACCATTTGACGAAAACCCGTACTCAGCAATGGCTGCGTGGTTTAAGACAGATGAAGGTTTAGAGATTTATAAGTCGATTGATAAAAAACTCAAATAACAAGTGATTATAAATTAGGGTGGTATTTCGCCACCCTTTTTTTTTAAAAATATTAAAATGGCAATAAACGTAAATACTGTATATACAACCGTATTAAGTATCCTTAATAAAGAACAAAGAGGGTATTTAACTCCGTATGAGTTTAATCAATTAGCTACTCAAGTACAATTAGAGATCTTTGAAAACTTTTTTGAAGATTATAATCAGTATATACGTATGCCAAAAACAGATGTAGAATTTGCATCTAGAATGGATCACATCCATGAAGAGTTTCAAGTATTTGAAGAATATACCTTTTCTTCAGCTTATGCTTCTCAAGAATATACTCAACCTACTAATCTACATAGGTTTGGGGCTGCTTTCTGGACACTAGGAACTAATAATCCAGAGATACAAATTGTAAGTGAAAGAGAATATGTACAACAAAAACTTTCTCCACTATTACAACCTTCTAATAATTTTCCAATAGCTACATATAAAAAAGACAAAGTAAAAGTATATCCTTTTGCTGCTGCAGGTGTGCCTAAAGATGTAGAGTGGAGTTATATTAGAAAACCAGCAGATGTTCGTTGGGGTTATTATACAGGATCGTTAGGTCAATTTGTATATGACTCAACAGTGTATGGTGCTGATTTACTTAACAGCGGAGCTACATTATCTAATTTTACAACTCCATTAGCTACAGGTACTATAGGAACTTATACACCTACATTTACTACAACAAACTCTACTCCAGGTAGTTTTGCTATATCTGCTAATGTTACTAGTGCTACAGCTGTTACTATTACTATTACTGATCCAGGTTCTGGTTTTGTCGTTGGAGATACTATCACTATAGATGGTGGTCAATTAGGTGTAGGTAGTACAGGTCCTGTTATAACTTTGCTTGCTTCAGACTTTAACTCAGGCAGTACTTATGGTTCTGTTAATTTTGAAATAAGTGATAGCCAACAAACTGAGTGTATATTAAAGATATTACAATATGCTGGTGTGATAATAAGAGATCCACAAATAATACAAGCAGCACAACAAGAATTAATGCAAGACGAAGCTAACGCAAAAAGATAATAAAACATGGGATTACTAACAGAAACTAACGAACAATATTATGCTGGTCAGCAATCTTTTACTACTACGCCTGCTCAAGTAAAATTTACTTGGACAGGTGATACTAATTTAGTAGCTACTGTAACTGGAGTGTCCTATGCTAATTTTGAAGTATATAAAAACGGTGTTTTACTAACTCCTACTACAGAGTATACGTTAAGTGAAAATGCAGTAACTTTAATAGGTGCAGCAATACCAACAACAGGTGATACAGTTGTAATAAAATTATTGACATCAACCGTATGGGCTAATAACGGTAGTTACTCTTATATATCTTTAACAGATGTAATAAACAACTTTATGGTTGCTTATGTAGGTATGGATAAATTAATACCTAGAGTGAAAAGATCTGACGTTATGTTTCATGCTAAGCGTGGTTTGCAAGAGTTCTCATATGACACATTAAAGTCTATTAAATCTCAAGAGCTTACAATACCACCTAGTTTATCCATAATAATTCCCCAGGACTACGTTAATTATGTAGAAATGTCTAGGATAGATGATTTAGGTGTTAAGCATGTTATATATCCAACAACACTAACTAGCAATCCTTATACTGTTCCAGTTCAAGATGCTAATGGTGTTCCTACACAAAATGATTTAGGTGAAAACGTAGAAGGTACTTCTCAAACTGATGAAAGATGGGATACTGCTAATGACAATTTACTTACAGGAGCTTATGACAATGAAATGTACAATGCTGGTGTATACAACTGGACTTGGGATAAAGTGGCTTATGGTAGAAGATATGGTTTAGATCCAGAAACTTCACAGACTAATGGATGGTTTACTATAAATGATAGAGAAGGTAAGTTTTCTTTTAGTAGTAACTTAGCTGGTCAACTTATAATACTAGAATACATATCTGATGGTTTGTCAGTAGACTACGATATGAAGATACCTAAGATGGCAGAAGAAGCAATATACATGCATATAGCTTATAGTATATTAGCTAGCAGAGTTAATATGCCAGAGTACATCGTTCAAAGATATAAGAAAGATAGAAGAGCTGCTCTTAGAAATGCTAAGATAAGATTAAGTGAGATTAAATTAAATCAATTTGTTCAAGTTATGAGAAACAAATCTAAATGGATTAAACATTAATTATGGCTGAAACTAAAAATACTTTCATCAAGTCTAAGATGAATCAAGACTTAGACCAAAGACTAGTTCCTAATGGAGAGTATAGAGAAGGTTTTAATATTTCAGTTAGCCAAGCAGAAGGAGCTGATGTTGGAACATTAGAAACTGTATTAGGAAATGTTCTAGTCACTGATTTAGGTTTAAGTAGCACATGTAACGCTGAAATCATAGGTCATTATGTAGACGATCAAAACAAAACTATATACTTATTTGTAACTAACTTCGTAGACACATCGTCTGATAAAGTATCTAATTATCCGCCTGACACTGTATTGTGTCAAATATGGAGAAGAAACGTAGAGACAAATATAAATACTAAACTAGTTGAAGGTAAGTTTTTAAACTTTTCACTAACACATCCTATAATGGGTGTAAACTTAATTGAAGATTTATTATTCTGGACTGATAATAGAAATCAACCAAGAAAAATAAATGTTAATGCTGCAAATCCTGGTAGTTTAACATCACCAACTTATTATAGTAATGACGACCAAATAAATGTTGCTAAATACTATCCGTATGAGCCTATTAACTTAGTTAAAGATTATATAGTAGACTATACTTTTATTAGTAGAGGAACTGGTTCACCTGTTTACAATGATTATATAAATGAAATAATACCTACTAGTGCAATTGGCGGATCTGAAGGTTTAACTGTAGAAATTTTAGCTGCTAATTCAGTAACTGGTCAACTAGAACAAATAAGAATAGTAAACCAAGGACAAGGTTATTATAATGGACAAACTGTAACCATAGGTCCTAAAATTGGTAATGCTCAAATACAATTAGTTGTAGAAGAAGCAAGCGCAATGAAGGATACTTGTACTGAAAAACTTCCTGTAAATAGTACATTTACGAGTGGCGCAAGTGTACTAAATAGAAACTCTGCTTTCACTGTGGCTCACGACTCTGGCCCTACGTTGGCACAAGTGGACTACACTGGAGCTTTGGTTAAAATTACTAACAATGCTTCTCCTACTCCACAAGATATTACTCCATATTTAGCTCGCGTTACAGGATATACTGCTCCTAATTCTTTAACTATAGATTGGCCTAATCAATTTCCAACATCTTTAAGTAATGTTGTTAAAATAGAAGTTGGTATTAACCCAGATTATAAAGCTAATTGGCCTGGAGATTGTCAATTTTTAAAAGATAAATTTGTAAGATTCGCTTATAGATTTAAATTTGATGACAATGAATATTCTTTAATATCTCCATTCACTCAACCTTGTTTTATTCCAAAACAAAATGGTTATTTTCTTTCAGAAGAAAGAAGTTTAAATGGTGTTGATGAAACAATTTTAGATACAGAAAAAGCTTATGAAG